CGACAACCTTTGTTGCGGGAGAGCGCGACATGCACGTCATTCTACCCCGTCGCAGGTCTGAAGAAGATCCCAAAACACAAAACGCTGCTGAACGGCTTTCAAGCATCCTTCCATATTTTGGACCTTTCGGCTCGGCAGCACATGTGGCCAACGATGACATTCGGATCAATTGGATTGGTAGGCCTGCGGACGACAACGTTACAGTTGGATTAACAGACTACTTGTGCAGCTGGTGCTTAACCTGGGATGTGACTGACATAGCCGAGTTGGTCGGACGCTTAAATCAGATCACGCCCATGGGCGGCGCCATGGAGTCGGCTCACGACATGGTTATTGAAATGTGCGACATTGTTGCTCCGCTGGTGACCGCATCCGGAGAAGCGTCTTACGTACGACCAACGATTCTGACTGGGCAAGCCGCTCAACGTATATCTCATATGGAGTGTTACTCGGCCTACCAATGGCCAGTCAGTGACAGCCGTTGGAATTATCGTATATACGAGAGCAATCCCCTTGCCTGGAACAAAGTTTGTATGAGGTTATCAATACCTGTAGGTATGCTCCCAGGAGACTCGATACTACCCCGTCACCTCGCGAAGAGGGATTGTGTGTTCCAATCGTTGTGTGAAGGAATCATGCACCGCGCAGCCTGGCAAGTTGCAGTCAATTTACTCGGTTTAAGTGCTGAAAGCTGGGACACATTCCAAAACAACATTAGGATGAGGAAGATCGCGGACATCTGTTCAAAGTTTTTCGCTAAAGCGGAAATTTTTGGACAGGTCGTGCCAGGCAGTCTTGCAGCCCTTGTCACTCAAAGTTTCCGCACGCTGTATTCCCAACAACCTGTCTCTATCTCGATTGGGAAAAACGCTCGCGGTTACGATTTGGATTGTTTTGGAAGATGGGGCTGGTCTGGCAGGTCAAGCTGCCCGATCTCCGCTCTGGGTGTTCGGCTTACGGGATTTACGCCGTGTACGCTGGTGGACGCGTGGATAACGATGCCGGCTGAGGTCGTCCCCGCGTACATGTCAAGTTTCCCACCTCCAGGTGGCCTCGATAGTGCGCGTGGGTACACTGAAGGATTAGAGTCTATCCGCACTGCAACATTAGTCGGAACATACGATACGCCTGGTGGGGTTAACTTTTTTCCAACAGACCAAATTCCTCAGGACAGCGATCATGCAAGGTGGAACAGGAGATTGGCGTGGACCACACCCGGAAGCGTCGTGACTGATGCGACTGGAGCACAAATTCCGACGTTGCTCGTAGGCCCTGCGGCAAGCTACCCTGGTCAGCGCCTTGAGGCTACAGTGCCAGGTGTGAACGCTGCTGGGCTACTGGTCAGGTCCGCAACTTGCTGTCTCGCGACGATGACATCTTCAGGACAGCGAACATACGTGATGCTTACGCCGGCCAATGCTGTTGCACATCTCCAGGTGTGTTACGGACAGGCTCGCAGTTCGCGTCCAGCATGGATCTTCAGTGCTGTGGCCCCAAATGCAACTGAGCTGCGCATGTCGGGAGTGAAGGATGTGTTTACAAGTGCTTTCGGTGATTCGGTTTTTCAGCAAGGTTCTGGCGTTACGATGGCCGAGTCCCTAGCTTCAGCAGGAACTCAGACGCCAGCAACCTCATTGATGCCATCGGCAGAAGCTGTGAATCTTATGCCGGCATGAGCGACGTTTCAAAACTCATCATTGATGCTCTAGCGCTCAACAAACCGCATCTGAGTGATACAGAGCAGCGAAGCATGAGTGCTATATCTAGGGGCTTAGTTAGGTACGACACTTTTTCGTGGTCAGTGGTCGAGGAATGGGTACGCCGCGAATATCCTGCCGATGACACGTGTGTTCGTCAGGGAGAGGTGGTTTTCACTAGTTGGAGAGATGTTGATGCATATTTTCCCGTGAGGCACAACAGCGACATCAACATACGTAGATTAAGACTATGGGATTTGAGACAGTTGGTTACTGATGAAATGGCACAACTGCTTCCTTCTTTTCGCCACTTAGACATAATTTTTGTGACCAACCTGGTTATTTATGCGCATCTGTTTGGAGTCGATAAAATCATTTTGTTCAAGAAGCTTGGTATGCTCAATGATCTTGAGAAGTGGATTGAAGTATCTTCCGCGTTATCTGGGTTTGCGAAGAGAGCATTGCAAGACATGGACGGAGCAAAATACGCGGTATCTGAGCTCAACACGATAACTGGATACTTGCAAGGTGAACGAGACGGTTTCGACCGTCGCGAAGAGTTGAAGAAATTAGCAGAGGGAGGAGACTTACACGGTATTTGGCAGACCGCTTGGCCTACTGAGTTTCGCAAGTCTTTAGCTACTGTAATGGCTTCAGCAGCCCCAAACCCCACTCCAGTTATATCTTTCGAAGAGTATGTGCGTTCTGGCTCCTGGATCACGTCTGGCAGTTCGAGCATGGGCAAAATGGAAGTAGAATTTGAGGGTGACACAATTAAATTCAAATGTAAGAAGAATATGCTATTAGACATTTATACTAGGGATGAGTTGTGGGAAATAGTTAGAAATTGGGATGGTAAGCTTAGATCACGCGCCTTTATTAAAGACGAACTTTCCAAACAGAGATTGGCCGTCGCCAGCAATATTGAGGCTTATCTTTACGAAGCCTACATCATGTCTCAGTATGGTGGTGGTTACAAAGACTGGCTGGGCGTAACGTTGAGTGAAAAGGACCAAGACGAATACAACCGGGCTGTTACATCATTCTTCTTAATGCGAGAGGGAAGTTACGCACTTCCTTTCGATTTCCGACGGTTTGATCATCAGCCTACAACAGATGAAATTGTCTGGATGGTCGAGGCACTTGTGGCCTCGGTCCCGGTCCCTTTGGAGCTTCAGCCACAATGGAGGTTCGTAGTTGAGAAGGTATTGGCTAGTTATAGGAACAGTGAAATTTCGATGAACATCGATGGGGTAGAATATGTAGAAGAAGTCAGTGGCGGCTTACCATCTGGCGTCCGCTTCACCTCGGTGTTTGGAAACCTGTGGAACGCTGCTCTGACTAATATCGTCCGCAGCCTGGCGACTCGGTTGTTAGGCTACGACCCCATTAAGCAACTAGCTATTAAAGGAGATGACACTGCGCTCGTGTGTTCAACGGCAACGGAATGTTTGATAGTGCGTTATTGTTACATGGCTGTGAATGCTGTAGGTTTGGATAGCAAGTTTGGTATTTCACAAGGTCACTACGAGTTTCTTAGAAAGGAGATAGGCGTACGCGGTGTACGAGGCTGGCCCTGCAGGGCAATCGCTGCGATCACGCAGCGCAAACCCTGGCTTGCGCAACCTATGTCGCCGACAGCTCTGGTCGAAACAACAGCTTCAACCATTCGCACGTTAGAGAGACGGGTAGGCCGGAGCCTGCCTCAGATTCATCTTGCTAACAAACAAAAATGGAGCAAGTATTACTCACAGTCGCACATGTGGCTGGAACTTCCAGTTAGATTAGGCGGTTACGGTGTGTACCCCTGGCATGGGTGGGTTCCAAACGGACGATTACCACGTCCTACGAAGCCCGTGCTCAGGGTGGGTAACTTAGTCGATCGCGAAGTCGGTTACAGCTGGGAAACATTCACTGGCGAAGAAAACGCGAAAATTGTGCATGAGGAGGCCCAAATTAAAGTTGGCGCTGCGGACATTCCTGGAATTTCTGCAAGGTCGAATCGTTCCTGGGCAGAACAAGTACGAAAGATTCGTGTGACTTGGGTCCGCTCGGGTGTCACGCCTGTTGTAGCCCCTATTCCTTCAGCGCCAGCAGTTATTGCGTCCGAATTCTGGCCTAAGCCAGGGCCTGGACGTCATGTGAGTGTAAACGATGCAAATCTTAGCCTGGAACTATTCCTTCGACAGTACAATGTCGTCTCAGCAGCAGGGATTAAGAAGAAAAGATTGGTTGAGTACTTGGAATACCACTTCCCGGTTATCTTCCAAAAAATGAGACACTATGAATACAGAGGTTGGCATCGCACTGATGCACTTGAGTTGGCCGCAGGTGGTACGCCCGCCGAACCATCTCATGCCCACCCTGCTGTAACTCCCTTCATCCTCGCTGGGATACGGCGTCACAATCCTCAAACCTGGGTTGGTCGTAAAGAAATAGCACTCAAACTATACGCGACTACATTATCACAGATGAGGTACGTGGCAACTCGAGCGTCCTACGCCTTCTTCAGGTGGTAGTAAGCGCTCAACAAAGAAGCCTAGGATTCTCCTAGCTTCCCTATCCGGAAATTATACAAGAACCAGTTGGGTCTTTT